ATTCCAGCACCTGATTTTGTGGGTCTTTTGTGTCCTGACTTGACACTCATACCCTTCATATCATCTTCTTGTAACTTTTTTGAGTCGTCCTTACCCTCATAACCTAGTTCATCTCTCCAGTTAGAAAACTCTTCTTTCTTCACACAATTTGGATATCTCTTACCAAACATAGTTTTCATACCTTTTTTCTCATAACCTTTCCAACACTTTTCATCTAATTCAACTTCTTCATACTTATTTCTACCTGATGGTGAAGGTTGTGTACTATCAAAATGAGGATTGTTTTTAGCAGCGTCAGATTGTGCATCTCTTTTCTTAGTCAGCATTTTTGCTTTCTTATCGAGATAATTCTTCATTTCAACTGATTCTGATTTATTACCCCAGTTTGCAGCACCAACTTTACGACATTTAACTAGTGCACCTGATGCATATGCACTAGGCCATACAGAATATCTTGACTTAACTTTATGATAACAAGCATCTTTTGTTCCACTACCCTTTCCTTTCTTATCTTTTGCCTCTCCTAAAACTATCTCATCTCCAACTTCTACATTGTTTTCTGTAAACCAACCACGATTTGCTTCGATTGCAAATAATACTTCACCATCAGAATATACAGGTAAACTGCTATATGGTGTTAATTCTTTAATACTTTCAATGGTTCCATCTTCTTTTACAAATGCAATATCAAGTGGAATACGAGTATTTTTCATATGGAATGAATGTTTACCAACCTCTTCAAATATAAAAAGCATTCCTTTATCAACTTCTAAACTTTCACGGAACATAAGTCCAAGTCTAAATTTACCATCTGTATTTGGTATTTCAACTTCTAATGGTAGATCAATATACCCTTCACTTGTAGTTGTGGTATGTTGTTCATCAGGTGTATTTGATGTAAGATTTTTTTTCATTTGCTTCTTTGAAATTTTAGGACCACCGATTGGATCACCGTATTCATCTCTTTTCATCTCTTCACTCATTTTCTTTTTTGGTTTATCAGTTGAGACATAGGTTGGTTTTGCAGCACCTGATTTTGCTTGTTGACCAGGATCTGCTTTCTTCTTTCTACGAGCAGCAGAGAGTCTTTCTGCTTTTGTCATACTTGCTCTCTTTGATGATGATACACATTTAGGTGTGCCTTCACCAGGTTTGTCACTAGCACAAGTTCCTCCAGTGACGACATTAACCCAACCAGGTTTGCCATCTTTGGACTTTGAACCTTTGAACCACTTATGAAGTGAACCCTCTTTCACTGATTGTTGAAATGCTTTCTTTACTTCAGAAACACCAATTACATCAATCACTTCTGCGAAGGTCTCTCCTTTTGAATCTTCGATAGTAACAGAATCACTCATTAGAACTAGAATTCTCCTTATTATTTAGTATTCCTTGTTTTAACATCTTTGACAACTCAGATGTTGATCCTACAAATAATGCGTTGTTAGTTACGTTATTAGTTGTTTGTTTCTTATCTTCATCTACTTCTTTAACTTTCTTTTGTAAGTCCATCAACTTATCAGTAGTATCTGCAACTGATTTTATAATCTGTCCTGCAACTTCATATGCTCTGGCACTCCCACCTTCACCTGCAACTTCTAAAATACCATTAAGTGCTTCCTGACCTTTTTCAACTAAAGAATATAAATTTGCACGAGTATAATCATAGTCCTTTTTAACGTCATCCTTAGTAGATTCTACCTTTTGTGGTTTGCTTGTAGGAGTGACATCAATCGCACTACTTGTATTTAATGCTTTATCAATTGAATCATAGTTAGTCATAGTATTCATCCAATATCTCTTTGTTGTGTTGGACTGTATGATCTAGAATCTTGGAATACATCAAGACTACCATTAAATCCAAAGTCATCATCAGGTTCAACAAGTAAATCGTCAGCTGTTGTTAATACATCAATTGATGTATTTCCAAGATGCGTTGCAGCGGTGCTTTGATAACCACGATTTACCGTAATTGTATCTGCATCAACGATTTCCTTAATCTTCATGATTTCTTTATCTATAATAATTCTCATACCAACAGATAAAGCAGTAGTATTAGAAACATTTAATCTAGTTTTAGTTTTACTTAAATCATCTTTTAATACTGCTGTATTATCATCATTATAATCTTTAAGTGCTTGAGGGGTTGCAGTATATCTCAACTCTCTTCTTGCATTCTCAGTATCAACAGAAGCATGATAATCGACCTGAACTTTCTTGATAAGACCCTCACTAGAATCAGATACAGGACCGAAGAGATAAGTTTTTGCAGTAAAGTTTAATGTGTATATAAGTGCTCTTCTTGTTGCAAAATCTCCTTCATAATCATCTTGGAATGAAATATTATCTAATACTATTGGAATATCTCTTTTCTCACCAATTACATCTACAAGATCTACAGTAACATTAAATGATGGTTGAAAATAAGGTAATATTTGTTCTACAATTTGCAGTGCATCATCATTTAACTTAACAAGAATATTTAATTCAAATCCAAGATTATATGGAACTGGCATAAAAACTTTTCTAAGTTTGCCACCATCAGATGCTTTAAATGTTTGTGTTATTCCACCCTTTCTTGTTGCATCATATGCAATATTAGTTGTTTCAAATGACATTCTTGGTAATGTGATTTGAACTGCACGATTTAGATCTGGTTGTTGTTCTAATCTTGCTAGGAACTTTTGCATTGGTCCGTAAGCAAGAGGAACTCTCATGTCACTTGTTTCTTTTCCTGCACCATCTTTATGACGTATATGAATATCATTAAAAATTGTACCAAAAGCAATTATGGTTTTTCTGAGTATTTCGTGATAATAGTATTGTCCTAACATTAGAATGTACCGAATGGATTACCTTCTGAGAAATCAAGTATATCATCTGCTTCAGATTCGATGACTTCATTTGATTCAAAGGTTGTGTCTTGATTATCTTCATCGAAGAAATCTAAAGCATAATTTGAGAATACTGTAGATCCAAAGGAAATAGAAGTTGTAACACCAGTAGTATTTAACGATACTATGCTTATGGTGATTGAACTTACACCTATACCTGTAACAGTTGCACCAGCACCTATAACAATCGTTTGTCCAAATTTAACCTGATCTAATTCTTGATTTAAACTAATATTGGATGTGTTAATACCAGTTATTAAAGTAGTAGTTATACCAATAGTTCCTGATATAATTGAATCTGAATTAAAGAATGTTGATTCAGTTGCTTGAATAATTTCACCAGGTAAGAATGCTTTTGTGGTCGTTCCTATACCAACGTTTGATATTTTAAGTATCTTAGTATCAGTATCCCACTCCTTAACTCGTGCTTCAACACCAGATGAAACTCCTTTAACAACTTCACCTCGTGTAAAGTTACCCACACCATTAATTAATGATGGGTTTGCAATTGTTACTGTTGGTGAAACAGTATATCCAGCACCTGCATTTCTGAGTGTAATATCTGATATTGTATTATCTGCAAGAAGATTGACATCTGCAACAGCTGATATGGTGCTATTTCCAGTGATTGTTACTATTGGTTTTGAACCATATCCAGCACCATTATTTGACATAGTAAAGTCAACAATACCAAAGTTTGTTAATTCTACAGCAGCAGTTGCTGCTGCACCTACCCCACCACCACCTGTTATGGAAACCAATGGTGCTTGTGTATAACCTATACCTGCATGTGTCAATTCAATTCTCTCTATTGAGAATACTCCACCTCTTGTTGTTGTTATTGCAACAGCAGTTGCATTTATATTACCTGCACCAAATGGAGCAGTAGAAATAGCAACAGTAGGAGTGCTCGTATATCCACTACCATCATCATTTAATACAATTTGACGAATATATCCTTTATTACTCACATTCAATTGTGCATTTGCAGTTGCGGTAGCACCTATTCCTATTAAATGAAGAGTTGAAATATACCCAATATCTTCAAGTTGAGAATCAATTATATCAATACCAGTATCAATAACCTCATCTTCATATTCAAATAGTTCACATTTAAGTTGATATACGTAATTTTTTCCTAATTGATAGAATGGTTCCTCATGCTCTACAAATTTAACTTCAAATAATCTTGCTCCAAGTGGAAAAAATATAATATCTCCTTCACGAGGTCTTGTTGATAATTCATAATCATCATCAGAATTTAAAAATGGTGATATAAAATCTTCAAATCTTTCTTTTGATATAGTAAGAGTAAGTTCATCTCTTAAACTCACACCAAATTTAGTCATGATGTCTCCTTGACCACCATAACCCTCATAAGTGTTTACATATGCTTCTAATAAAAAATTATCATCAAAAGCAGATGATTGCACTTCTTTAATTATTGTTTGTTTTCTTACAAATTTTCTTGGAATATATGTGACTTCAACACCATAAATTTGAAGTTGTTCATTTATTAAACTTTGAACAAGTCTTTGCTCACTCTGAGATCCTTGTAGAAAAAAGGGATTTAATGCCATTGATCATTACCCTATAAAATCAAGAGGAGGTAACTCATATTCGAGCATCATCTTCTCTTTAATTCTTTCTAAATCTCTTTCTGCATCATCATATATTTCTCTACCATTGAGTTCTAAACCACCTGGTAATTTAACTCCTCTAAACTTGATTAAATTTTGTCCCCACTGTCTTTTAATTAAAGCAGTTAAATAAAGTTTGACAAAGTAATCATTATAAACCTGTGTAAAGTTATCAGGATCTAATGCTCTGTGACAATCTAAAATTAAGAAATTACCTGCTAATTGTGCTCCCCAATCAATATCTAAGTATAATCTGTCTTGTCTCTTATTAAATCTAACTTGTGCTTCTGGTGTAAGTAAGAAATCAATATCCTCAAGACGAGTTTTTGTCATGCTATATTGAAGAAGTTCAACAGAGTTAAAATAATACAAATCATTTAAAAATAACTGATATTTAATACTAAACATGCTACCAGATATTGAACTAGTATCAAATTTAAATATTTTGTTTACACCTACAACAGATTCAGGTATTTGTAAAAAATTTGAGTTTTCGTAAAATGTTGTTGTGGTTGTTCCATAACCAGGTATATTTGTTGATGTTGCTGTAGTAGTTACTATTCCTACACCCGTTTTACTGTTAATAGTAGTTTCACCAGGAATATCCACCCCCATTCCTCTATCAATATCACCTTGAGTGATTTCATATTTAAGATACATTCTTTCAACACCATCAAAGTGTCTTTCATTGAAAAGTTGTATCGCATCATCAACCAAATCATCAACTTGATCATCATCAACGTTTATCTCCAAGACAGGAGCACCCAACTTCCTAAAACAGTAGTCAATTAATTGTTGTCTAGTTGCTGGTTTTGCCATCTTCTTCTTCTATCTCTGCTAATAGATTTTCGTATTTTTCTTGATATTCAAGTTTTTCTGCCATTAATTCTTTTTGTGCATCTAAATGATCTTGAACAGTCGTTTGTAATTTTGCTTCAAGAAGAATATTCTGGTTGGTTAATGTAGAAATTTTTTGATTATATACTTTTATTAAAGTATTCACATCAACATCATTATTTTGTGTCATAGTTTAAAAAGTCCCGCCATCGAGAGTATCTGTCCATTTTGGTATGCCAGAGGCATTAGTTGTAAGTACAAAGTTTGAAGTACTTATACCTGCAGCAGTGCCAGCAGCACCAACTTGCTTACCTGTTGTATCGAAGTAAACGATACCATTTCCAGTAGTGTCATAATCACCATTCTGGAAATATATTCCTTTAATATCTAGGAAACCTTTTGTACCACTTACAAGATTATTTACAATTGTAGCATCAGGTATGTATGTAAAGGATCTTTCTGGTGCATTACTTGCATCACCACCAAGATCATGATATCCAAAGAAACCTTGTTTTTGATTTCCAGAACCTGAACTTGTATTATAACCGAATGCTACACCACGATCAGTGTTCGTATCAACATTTGCTGTGACTGTTAATTGAGTTGTAGTTGCAATACCACCAACTTGAACAGCATTAGTAATTGTGACCAATGCCTCATTTAAATCATAAGTTGAAATTGTAGTACCACTTGCTATATTTGTTCCAGAGATACTATCACCTGTGTTAATACCAGCAGTTGTATCAAGTTTGATTGTGCTAACACCAGCAAGTGCTGTCATCATAACAGTTCTTGTGCTAGTTGTAACACCCAAGTTGATTATTGGATCATTAAGATTAACTGTAAATGAGTCAACTGTTGTAGTTGTACCATCAACTTGTAAGTCACCTTTAACAATAACTGTACCTTCATTACTTAAACCATCTGGATATGGGTCAATATACAGAAGATTACCATGACCTTGCTTAGTTGAAATGATATTAGATGAAATACCAACTCCACCCAATCTTGCATCTAAGGCAGTAAGTGTTCCTCCTGTTTGGAAAATATCACCTTGGAAAGTTGATATACCAGTAACTAATAAGTTACGGATAGTCATCTCATCAACAAATAAATCGTCTTTGATGTGAAGATCACCACCTACAAATAAATCACTAATGAAAGTACCGATACCTGTAAATGTAGATACACCTGTTACACCTAAATTTCCACCTATATTAACACTCTTCTCTATACCTACTCCACCTTCGACTACAAGAGCACCATTGTCTTTTGTAGATGAATCGGTAACGTCTGCCATAATAATAGACACACCGTTAGCATATGTCCAATCAGCACCAGTTACCTGTACTCTATCAGTTCCATTCTCATCATATTCTATTTTTGCATCTTTACTATCACCAAAGGTAAGAAATGTATCATCTGGAATAATTACTTCTCCAGTTCCATTAGGTGATATGAATAAATCTCCGTCTGTATTTGTGGTTGAAAGAACATTTGCATCTAATCTTAAATTATCTACATTCCATTGATCAACTTTCTGGTTTTGATCAAGAACAGGAACAAATCCTCTAGCAGCTGCAGATGGGTTTGATTGACCTGCAACTAAACCTGGTCCTATACTTAATAAATCTGTAAAATATCTACCACCAATGACTTGTGGATTATTAGCATTATCTCCAACAAATAATCTATCACCTTTATTCGATACTGTACCACCACCACTCAGGGTTACAGCAAGTTCACCGAAATTAAGACTACTTGGTGCAGTCGTTCCAGTCGATCTTTTAACTCTTATAATACTTGCCATTTCAGAAACTTCCTCCGTTTATGTCCAAATTCTGTGCACTGCCTGGAGTCAACTCCAAAGTTCCAGTCCATTGTTGAGTGGTGCTGTTGTATACTAAAACCATTCCATTCTTTGGATTACTGGCGTTCACATCACTTAGTTCACCAATAGTTCCTGCTGAGGCTCCTGCTAGTGAGGATGTAACCTTAACAGCATTCTTCTGACCTACTCTTACTTTAATTTCTGCCATTACCTTGTAACTCCTTCTCTAACTAAAACTGAACCTTCTAACACTCTTGTGACCTCACCAGATGTATCTGTAATAAGAACATCGTACATAAATCTACCAGGTTTAAGAACTGCAGTTTGACTTGTTGTAAGTCCAACTCTTATTCTCCCTCCAGTAGCATTTATAATTTGTGTTGAAAAATTAGTCGCAGAACTACTGCCAGGATGCTTTCGCATCTGTGCAGCTGCAGTGAAACCAGTCAAATCTGTAGCAGAATTTGTGTCTGCACTTTCCAAAGTGAAAATTTGAGAAAATGTAGTTCCAGTATTAACAGTTAGATTACTTACGTAAACTGCCATTTAAAAACAATATCAGGATCTAAGATATATTTATATTTAATATAACCCATCTATTTTTCAACTATCAATCTGAGTAAATTTTTAATTTCTTCAATATCCTTTTTCATGGTATCTATCTCTTCTTTTTGAGTCAATTTTAGTTTTCTTGTTTTTTTATACTGAGAAAATCCGTGACTATCGGTGTTTATGATAGCCCCAGATTTTTCATCTCTGTATAAATTTTTGTGTCCTTCGACTGGTATCATGCTAATGCTAGTGTTCTGAAATCTTTAAATCTAGGTGCAAGTGCTTCATTTGTTCCACTACTTACAATTTTAATTTTAAATCCAGTAAATTCATCTAAATCATCAGCACTAAATTGATACTCTTTAAATTGATCTGCAGTACTTGGTGAAACAAAAGCATCTGGTTTACCACTATTCTTGGTAGGATCAATTACCTGATCACCAAAACCATCTCCATCAGTATCATTCAGATTATCAAAACCAGGAAATAGTTCGTATGCTAATTCAGTTTCACTTCCATCTTCTCTAAACAATTGATAAAGAACCCTGAAGTCTGCAGATGAATCACGATAAGCAGCAACTAATACTTTTAATGATGTTGCAGGATTTTTAAGATCTACTCGATTACTTATATAAACTGCAGCATGAGGATCACCAGTTGTTGCATTAGACCTACCATCTTTTACATAATCATCTATTGGTTTATTAAGTCTTGATCTTCCATATAATACAGTAGCATTTGAAGTATCCAAAACTGGAGATAAATTAGGATCACTAGTCTGCATCCTAATACCTAAAGTGAATGAACGATTTAATGGTAATCCAGTCAATCTTGCATTTTCATTAACTCTTGAACAAACTATCCTTGGTGTGTTTAATTCATTTGGTACATTAAGAGTTATTGGTTCATAACCTTGATCAATGAATGGAACTTCCCCACCACCAGCACTTGTTCCTGAAACTGTTCTAACTTGTGCTGTTACTGTAGTAGCCTCAGTTGGTGTCAAAACACTAAACTGAGGTAAAACTGCATTAAATTGATAATTTTGTGATGCAAAAATGTTTTCCCCACCAACATTTTGTTCTTTTGTGAAACTTACTTGACTATCACCATTTGATAAAGAACCCCTATTAATTTCAAGATAGTAAGAATCAATATCTCTAGCATTACTTAAAGCAGTAATATTAGTCATATTATGATCTTTATTAATGTTTCTTAAATCAACACCATTTAATTCATACTTATATGCAATATCACCCACCTCATGTGTTCTAACAATAGTTCCATCAACACCTCTTGTTCCAATTCCTAATTGATTTGGTGCTGTAATACTATTATAGAAAATAATTTCATTGTTTATCTTAACATATCCTTGTGCAGTGGATATTCCATTAAATGTGGCAAATGGAGTTGTATTTGCAACTGATATTACTTGATCACTAACATCTAAGAAATCGTCAAGAAGAATCGGAGCAGTATCAGGTTCAACGTTTGCAAGAGTAACCAAGTTGGTATCAGCATGCATACCATGATTATATTGTTGAATTTCAACTATATTACCAGCATACTTATCATCATAAGTCGCAGATGATGTAATTGTTGTACTACCATATGAAGTTGCAGTTGCACCTTCATAAACTACTATTGGTTGACCTGTTGTAAATTCTTCACCCTGAACATTATTCAAATATAATGTTCCTACACCATTTGTTGCTGAAACTACTAATTGTGCCTCAGAACCCTTTGTGACAGCACTTGTTGTTATACCAACAACATCCCCAACAGCATATCCATTACCACCTGTATTGCTTGTGATAGACGCAGATGATACTTGACCAGAAGCATTTGTGGCAATCGTTGCAGTTGCTCCTGATCCATTACCCGTAATTGCATATAACGAAACACCATTATATGTTTGACTTGCATCAAAACCTACACCACCATTAGTTACTCCAAGGGTTTGTGCTGGTCCACCAGTTCTTTCAATATATCCCTGAATTGGATTTCCTGCTGTGGCATCACTTACCTGAACACCAAGAGACATTTTTGCAATTGCACTTGCATTAGTTGTAGTTGTAATACCAACTTTTAATTTTCTTGGTAATGTTTTAATTGCATTAGGAAGTAATCTTTCAATAATTCCAGAATTTGTTTCTAACTTGGGATTATAGAAGAATGCAGTACCTGCAGTGGTTGAGAATTGTGCTTTGCGTAATTTGAATTTAAGGTCTTCAAACTGGCTAGGTGTCCAAATAGTACCATTCTGTGATTTAAATAAACTACCACCAACATATTGACGAGTCACAACAACTGCTTCAGCATCAGGTAAACTCTGTGTATTAACAGTTCTCTCACCCATCTGAGCAATCCATGCTTCATAAAGATTTGTTGTAGGTGCTAATAATACAATTGCATATTCAGTTTCTGGTTCAAGAGGAACAGGAGAAGGGAAATTAACTCTTGTTGGTATCTCAGCATTAGATGATATATTAATATCACTTGGATTGAGAACAGCACGAGCATAATCTTGAACAAGTATATTTGTTGGAAGACCCAACTCCATAGTTCTTATTTCAACTGTTAACTTTTGTTCTGGATCTTTACTACCAAAGAATAAATCAACAGCTGTTAAGAAAGCACCACTCTCATCAGTTGTAAATGATTGAGCAAGAGGATCAAAGAACCTTCTTCTTCGTCTGACAGTTTGAACAATAGTAGTTGTAAATGTATCTATTCTACCTTCTGTTCGATAATTAGTTTCACCAGAACTTATTAATAAACTACCAGGTAATGGTTCTGCATTTGTGGAACTTGATGTTAATTTAAATGTACTATTTCCTGTTCTAAATCTTAATGGTGGTGGTGGAGTTGTTAATGGATCCCTAAAGAAGAATGATCCGTAAAGATCTCCATATGTATCAGCAACTAATCTTACATTTGATACACTTGCTTGTGCACCACTAGTCTGTCCTAATAAAGTTACATTACTTGTAGGAATATATCCATAAAATCTTCCCTGCGCTTCATCTGCCATTGACAATACATCAATGTTTAAAACAGTTGTTGATGCAGAATAAGCAGTTCCTAAACTTAATGAAGTATCATAAGGATTTGCATTAAATGTCTCATTAGGTGAATTTATATCTCCCAATTTATGATCTGGTTGAGCAATTCTGAATATTGCAACAAGATTACTATTTTGATCATAAGCTTCTACAGTTTCACCTTTAGTAAATATTCCATTTGTCATGGATATTTCAAGTAGTTTTGGAACAATATCAATTCCACTAACACTATCAAAGAAAGGATAGAACCTAGCAACAGGTCTTAATCCATTAGCTGCAAAAGCAACGTTTCTTGACCTTATATGTGTATCAGGTTCTTGACTTGTTAATACTCGTTCAGTTGTTGTTGTAACTCTTCTTCTTCTACCAAATAAACCTCCAAATATAGCACCAAATATAGCACCAACAACACCACCAACAACACCACCAACAAATGCTCCAACAGCACTGAGTCTGGTTCTTCTTCCTCTTGTTACTCTTACAACACCACCATCAACTTCTATAGTTCTAACCCAACTATCAGAAAATGGTTTTAATTCAATACTTCCAACAAATTCAACCATATTAAATGGGTTGACATTCTCAACTCTGGATGCTAATGGTTGATTAATCCAATCAACTTCTTCATAAGCAACAGTAATTAAATCACCAGTTTTTTGAACATTAGTATCTAATAACTCAAGATTTTGAGAAAAATCTGCTGTATCAACATTAGTTGTTAAATCTAATGCTAATTCTGGTTTCATAGACCAGAAATCTGAAGCAACATTTAACTCTCTAGCCTCAGAATTAATTGATACTCTCAAATCTGGATCACTACTATCTAAAAGATCTGCATTTTTAAAATCATCGACAAAAAATCCAGTTTTAAATCTTGTTAAACCATCAACATCTTGAACTTGTAAAGTTTTTGTATCAAGTTCAAGTAAACTTAATGAAGTAACTTCTTCTAAAGTGTCTATTCTATCTTCAAGTCTACCAATATCTCTCATAGTATATCTGGTATTATCAGCAACTCTTATAATTGCATCATCGGGATTATAAAGATAAGCAGGTAACTCAATTGTTGCAATTTCCATTGCATCACTAGTGCTTGCTGGAACTACAGGATTAGTTGATGAAGTGCCTTGAATTACTGCTAAATTTCCTAAAGTATCTAAAATGACCCTATCATTTCTAGGTAAGTAAAAATTATAACCTATAATTGAACTCTCATTTGGAGTTGCAACAAATGATGGGTTAAAATTATTTGCAAAAGTTCTATTTTGAAATGCAAAAGGTGATTCTGCACCAGTGTAAGTTGAAACTCTCGGTCTGAAATCAATCGTATCGGTTGCTCTTAATCCATCTTTTAATAATGGAATATCATTTGAAAATCTTTCCTCATCATATGATGCAACTGTGTAAAAATCACCAACGTCATTTGTTGGAACATCATAACGATCATACACAACTAAAACTTTTCTAGTTGCAGGTGGAAAATCAACTCTTCTTACAAGTCGTGAATAATCATAAAATTGTTCTCTTTGACCTCTATCAAGTTCAAATCTATTAGTAATATTTAAGTTATTTCCAACAGTTATAAGTTGTAGTAATGTAGATATATTTGATTCTTCAAAATTACAAACCTCACCTGTTGTAAATTTAGTAGGTGTTAAGTATACTATTTCAACTTCGGTTGCAGATATTAAAGCTGTTATCTGTGCGACAGCATCACTATTATCACCTATAATTTTCTCACCTAAAATAGCTGTTGTATCTAAATTTAAACCAGATGGAAAAGTTAATTTATCAAGCACTGGAGAATTGTTATCTGTTGATTCAAATACACCTAACACCTTTGCCACATCTGGTTTATTTAATGATATTTCTCTATCTTCTACTCTTAAACCATATCCAGTTGCTTGATCCATTCCTGAAAGAGTTGTATTAATTCCTACAGCAGTCTTAAGAACTTCTAATTTTTCACTTCTTATATAATTCTTTACTTTACTCTTCAATGCTTGTTTTTTAAGAGTTGATGATACGACAACATTTGTCTGACTAGCTGTTAGTCCATTTATAGTAACAGTTTGACCATCTGATCCTAAAACAAACTGATCTGCTGTTAAGTCTTCAATTGATCCGTCAGAATAGTGAACAGAATATCTTTCAGCATCAAATCCTTCATAAAATGCACTTGAAATTCCACTGGCAGCAAGATCAAATGTTAATACACCAGACCCATCAGTGCTTTCTCCTGTTATATTTGTACCGACAGTTAGATTGGCACCCGATAAATTAATGTCAGATACATTCTTATTACCTAATTCTGCATATAATCCCTTAGTTTCATTTAGATTTATATTAGGAACACCAAATGCGAAAGTTGTAGTTGTTAGTGTAGTTGGAACTGCACCATTACACACACCTGCTATACTAGCAACAGGAGCTACAGTTATTGAAAGTCCGTCTGTAGCAACACTTGTAATTCTATTAAATCTTTCAGTTGCTTCATCTGGTAACTGATATCTAATAATTGTATCCGTTTTTATACCAGTAAAACTTCTACCAGCACATGTAGCTACACCAGTTACTCCAATATTTAATTTATCTACAATACTAAAACCAGTTGGAATTCTTCTTTGTAAAACAGTATCAGCAACAAAATCAGATGCATATCCAGATACAGAAGATGCATCCTGATAAACTGATTTAATATCTTGTATACCAAAAGTTCTAACTGTTTGAATAGATCTTGATAGTTCTGGATCTTCATTAATAATTATTTGTTCACCTTGCACAAATACACCAGTAACTTCAGATAACTTATGTTCAGTATTACCACCACCTGCACCTATTGTGTAACCAATAGCACCACTACTCACACCTCTTACTCGTGAAGCATCTGGAAGTTGAGCATTACTTACAGATTGATTAAATACTAAACGAGTAAATGTTTGTATGTCAAATAAATGTAAATCCCATTCAGTGCTATCATTAACATAAGATGCGTTAGATACAGCAAATGAATAAACTCTTGCTTTACCTACCAATTCACCTGTTCCAGCAGTATTTGAACCAGTTCTTTGATTGTATAATTCAACTACTTTAGTGTCATAATTAATATTCGGTACAGGAGCACCAAAAACATTATTAACTCTTAAAATAGTTCCCATTTGATATGGAACTAACGAAGAATCTACTATTTGTTTATCTCTTGGTTTGGGAACATCTATCATTGATACACCACCAAGAGTTATATCATATCCCTTTACATATGCCTTTCCAGCAGATACTTTAACACACATTAAATCATCTGATGGTGTATTTTGTTGATCTGTTACTTCATTTGATCTAAAAATACCTTCATTTGATATACCATCATTTAATGAATTAAAGACTTGAACATCGAATGGTGCTACTGAATAATTTCCAGATTCATCATATGTTCTTGTGGCAAAATAATCTTTTATTAAAGAATAGTCTGATTTTTTGACCATCTTTTTGATTTCACCTTCATCTATTCTTAAAAGTTCGATAAAGTTTGTATCATTAAAGTCTGTTAAACTTTTCTTTCCTAATGTTGTAGTTATTTTTAATCTATCAGCGCCTGGTGCAGCAAAGTTTGAAAATCCTCTTGCATTATCATATAGAGAATCATCATTTTTAGCAGTAATTAACTGCTCATCAATGTTTAAACCAACTCTATATGATGGATTATTTGAATATGGATCTAAAACAATTTTATCTGTAGATACATCTACAAAAGTCCCTCTAATAAAATATGTTCCAGAAGATATACCAACCGCAGAACCAATGGCAGAAGCACCAGTATCTACTAATGTAAGAACTGTTTCTCCTTCATTAATTGCAGTATTACCATAAGTAAAAGATTCTTGAACTATTAATTTTTCACCATCATCCAAATATGATATTTGATTATCATTTCCAGACTCTAAATATTTTACATATATTGTTAAATCATCTATTTCTGTGCCTGATCCTACTAATTGATAACTATCAATTGTTAAAACAATACCAGAAGTTTGACCTTTTAATTTTAGACCAATCAACTGTTCTAAGTATAGGGTAACTGGAACACCTAAATGAGTATCTAATATCCTTACTGAATAGTATTGATTGTCATAATTAATATTACCAGGTATTACCATAGACCCATCTTTAAAGATGTGACTACCAAATGACTCAATTTGATTTTGAAGGATTGATTGAGACTGTGTTAATTCTCTTGCTTGAACAGGGAATCCTGGTTTAAATAGGACTTTGTAAAATTTATCTTCCTTATTAAAATCATCATAATAAGGACTTATATTTAAATTCGTTTTTTGTGGCATTTTTTAAAATTCCAAGATGATTTTAATGTCTTCCTTTTGTCTAGGGTTTCTAGTTACTAATGGTCGATTGTCTAAGTAAATTATTTCACCCGACTTTTTATTTATCTCAGGAGAAGCAAGACCATTTGTGAAGTTAACTCCCAAAGATATTACCTTGTTTCCTGATGGATTAGTGCTTATTCCAGTAAAGTTTTGATCTACAGAAGCGGAAAATCCACTTGTGGATATTATACTTTCAGACGAAGATTCAAATTCTAAAACTTTAGATCCAGTTGTAATTCCAACATAGTCTGTTTGATCAGCACTAGTCTGATTAAAGAATAGTGATCTATCTTGATAATACTTAATCACATCAGTGTCTGTATCATAAGAAACAATGTATCCCTCTGCTGTTCCACCAGTAACTGTTTGTCTAATTTTCTCTCCAATAACTGGAGTTCCAGTTGGAGAAACAATTTTTATTGCATTAACTGATGAAAAATCATTTGCAGTGTATACTGATGTTGATCCAATAGATGTTGGATTCTTTATAATACTAATTTGTGCGAATTTAGTGTCTGTTGGAAAATCTTTAGTTGAATCATCAAATCTTGCATAAACTAAAATTTTATCAGTTCCCAATTCTTTATATAAATCATATCCATGACCTCTGGATGGTGGAATAATAGGAATTAATTTAGCAAAATTACCTACAGATACACCTGAATTACCAAGTGGGCCTAAATCAACCATTCCATAAGTATATCCTTGACCACCTGAAGAAACAACAGTTTTTATGATTTTACCATTACTATCAGTGTCAATAACAACCTTTGCACCTGTTCCATCTCCAACAATATCAACTTCTTTACCAACAACATTTTGAGAATATCCAAAACCTTGTTTATCAATATAAACTTTTTTGATTTGGTTATTGTTTATGGTTGAGTCTCCATTCTCTCTTACAGATTGTATTTGAGTTTCAGATGAAGTCGGCCAATTACTAGGGACTGAAATGTATTCAGTTGAATCAAATTTTATAATATCACTTGGGGGAACAGTAAAAAGATACTTCCAAATATAACCATCACCACTCTCTCCTGCTCTTGATGGTTCTAAATCAGTAAATAAAGGTTCATCCTGTGATGCATTTCCTGTTGAACTAATGCCAGTAGAACCATTATCAATACAAATATATACATCAAAGTTTTTATTAATTACATAGTAATTTGCTGCATATAATCTTGTAGAGTTTGTTACTGGTGATGGATTAGTAACACTATAATCATGTCGATATATTTCGTATCTTGTACCTTGTGTCCAATCTCTTCTTGTTATTAATCTTCTTATATTTGCACTAGTAACCTTTTTACCAAATATCTGAGTGTCTCCACTATGATCTACATAATTAAAATTATCTGTTGGACTTGGTGTGTTTGTATTCCAATCTGTCGTTCTACCAAAACCAACCGCAAGAGTTGGATTGGCAAGACCTAATGTAATATAATATGAATTTGTAGAGTCATCCACTGTCTCTACAAAGTTGTTTGCATTTAGAATTCTAAATTGATCTGTTACAATTGCAGCCATATCATTAGCTTTTTTCTATATTTATACTACCCAAGATCCTTTCTTAATGAACCACTGTCTCTAAGACCGAAATCTCTTCTCTGAATAGATGGGTAAGTCGTTAATCCAGAGTCTATTGTTAATCCAGTAACACCTATTGATATAGGATTTTGTCTTGTGAATCCTGTTAGTCTTCCCCAAGAGAAACTACCCATATCTCTACCAGTAGTATCTATACCAGCAGTATTAACTCCTGTCATTATATTACATGTAATAATACCTACACCTTCATTAAATGCATTTACAAAGTAAATACTATCCACACATGTAGTTCCAGTTGCAACAACCGTAGAATTATCACTTACAACTGATGTAACACCATGACCAACCTGTGTACCAAATATGTATACAGGATATCCAACTTTTAAGTCAGTTAGCACTGAATTGGGGTTATTTGTTAGATCAGCACTTAATTTAAATTCAAGTGCAGTTGGATGCCCGATTCCACCAGTTACTGCTATACCTGTAATTGAACCATCAAATCCTTGTATAGTAGTGATAGTATCAATATCCTCTTTAATTGGTCTTGGAAGTTGAGCAAGAACTTGAGGAACTGCTGATATCGTATAACCTAAACCAGGATTTGTAATTGTAGTGTTAGTTATAGCACCATTGGTAATAGTTGCAGTTGCTGTAGCAGTTACTCCAACTCCAACCCCAATAACACTAGGTGCTGATATTGATATAGATGTGGTAGAACCCACATACCCACTTCCAGAATTTGTTATATTAAGTGCTTGAATTGTTCCACCAATTGAAACAGTTGCAGTAAATGCAGCAGATACGGGATTTGTGGAACCAACCACTAATCCACCAACTACAATATTAGTTAAAGCAGAGTAATCTTCTTCATAATTAAAGAATTTTGCATTATCAAGGAATAATTCACCACTGGTTGTTGTTATATCATCAATAATTTTAGCAGTTGGATAAACCTGTGATTCAATTGAATCTCTAACTTTAGATACTACTTCACCACCTATTTTCTTATCAATTTTCTGTTTAGTCCAGTTAAATGGTTTATAAACAGATTCATTAATACCCAATCCAGTATAAATGTTAGTTTCAACCTCATCAGATCCCAATATTGAGAATATTGTTCTTGGATCTTGACCTGTTGTTATACCAATTTTATTTAATTGAACGACATCACCTGTTTTTATAGTAGGTGTTATTGATGCTCCTGCAGAAACTTGAACAGAATCAATACCATCTGTGCCTTTATAGAAGAATATATCAATAATATCATTAGCATCAGGTGCTTGTACAAAATCAAATGATGAACCACCATCAAATATGTAAGATTTACCTGGTTCTTGTACCACCCCATTTACAAATATAAGTAATAAAGAATCAAGATCTATGAGTGATGAATCTGGATTATCTGGATCTATTTCAAAACTTAAGAGACTTGCATTATAGAATAATGGGAATCTCTTTCTTACACCATTCTGCAAATCTCTTACAGAATCAATAAAATCAAACTGACCAAAGTTCCAAGATGAATATTGATCTTGAAACACTTCAGTAACTGTTAATTCAAAATCACTAATCAATTGTGAAGTGTTTAAGAACCTATCAGTAACTAATCCAACAGGTTTAAATACATCACCCAACTTAAAGTTATAACCATTATTATTCAGTTTAAAATTAACCACCTCATAAGAAGTAGATCCTATACCAACTGTGGTATCAGCAGCTCCTACTTGAATATCTACAGTTACACCAGTTCCAGTATCAGTTGTTGATCCTATACCTCTTCTAGAAACTCCAACAATTGGTAAATTTTCATAAGATGGTGAAGAAACTTGTATTTGTGGTTGTGTATAACCAGTACCTGCGTTATTAATATTAAATTTAAGTGCACCACCTGTTCCTGTATTTGTAATACCAACATTTACAGTGAATGTATTAGCAGTTTTCGCAGTGATTGCTAAAGTCGCATTATGCGCTGGATCACCACCTGCTGAACTTGGAGTAGGACCAGAACGAGGATATGAGTGATCAGTTGAGAAATTATCTTGTGCACATCTGAATACAAATGAATTTGTTGCAAGACCGACAGTATCACTTGTAGTTAAACCATGAGATGCTTTCGTAATTACTAGATTACCTGTTGCTGGATCGTAAGTAGCACCTGTAGGGGTAAGAGGAGAACCTCCAGTTACTGTAACAGCATTAGTTGCTGCACTTACAAATACATGTGTGTTAGAAACAACTTCTGCTGTAATATCTGCACTTGCTCCATTTCCAGATAAATCTGTAACTGCAACAGAGACAGGGTTGCGATATCCAGATCCAAATGTTAAATCTGCCAAATACTCAAATGCAGTTCCTGATCCAACATAAGCATGTGCTTGTCCACTTACACCAATATCAGTCGTAAAGGTAGTTGTGGATAATATTCCAGTTACACTAAAGGATCTATCAGATGGAATTGTTAATGATGGATTAAATACCATACCATCCAATCTAACAAACTCATTAATGTTTCTAAATCCATGATTACCTGAAGTAGTAATCTCAAGTTGACCTGTTAAGTGATTAAATGATGCAGTGCTTATTCCAAATGCACCTCCAGTGGTTGCAATACCAACAATTCCAACTATTGCTCCACTTCCGTTTGTTGTTGCTTTTACTTTTGCTCCTGCTAAGTTTGCAACACCTAATCCACCAGTTGAACCTAATGATACAATTACACCACCTCTTGGTAGTTGATTTTGGTTTACATCTGTGTCACTAATAATTTTTTGACCATTTGATGAAGTTATTCCAGTAAATACAATATTACTTGCACCACCAACTTCATTAAACTCATAATTATTTCCTAAGTTATTAAAAGTAGTCGGTGTTTGGAATATTCCATTTAAAAGAACTATACTACTTCCTGTTTGGATACCAGTCGTTGTTGCACCACCAACTTTTAGTAAATGTGTCGCACCTATACCAGTAAATCCACCAGAAATGTCATCAAATATTTTGTTTCCACTATAGTCTTGTCTTAAATATACTCTTCCATTAAAGGTTGATCTAACAGAATCTAAATTTGCTTGTGTCTTTTGCGTAGCATTTGCATCTCCTTTTGGTGGATCAGTGAAGTGAAGTGTACTATCAACAATATTATAACCACCAGAGAACAATCTAGTTGTTGCACCAGAACTGTGGTTTGTAGATGCAGATCCTATTACACCCCTCTCTACTTTTAAAACCTTCACAGGTCCAGTTTCAGTTATCGGACCAACTGATGTAGTTCCTAAACCAACATTGGTTATCTTCATAAATTCATCATTTATTCTGATGATGTCATTTGATTGTATTGAAGAAATTCCAGTTACACTAAAGAATGTTTGTGTATTTGTAATGTCATATTCAAGATTTGTAGTTATTGGTGTAAATGCTATGGGAGACTGTATTACACCATCAATTGATATTAATGCCTTCTCATTTTTCTTAAACATCTCAAATTCATGAGCATTACCAGAACCTGTTCCAGTAAATGTAACCGCAACACCTGCTACAGCATCGGGACGAGATTTTGATATTTTAAATGTATCTTTTGTTAATCTAATAGCATATACTTCAGAACCCAAAGTACCACCAGCAGTTGCAATTCCAGTTAATGATACACCTTCAAATGTTGAACCAGGTGCATATACTAATCTTTCACCAGTTTCAAAGAAATGATCCTTTATTGTGAATATGCCCGTTGATGGATCTAAACTTGCAGTATCTGTTGGATTAAATTGTTTCTGGAATATAGGTGTTAAATCACTTTGAAGAACGAAACTTGTTTTATTAGATCTTGAACCATTTAATGCATCATATTGTGATATTAATAAAGATTCTGAAACTGTTCCATATTGTAAATTAGGTGGTGTATTTAATAAATCAAGTTCACTATAGATTGCTTCTGTAAATACCTGTACTTGAACACTATTAGTTCCACCAGTATAAAGAGGATCTGGATGGAAGTTAAGATTCAAATCATTACCAACTAATGTTGAAGAAAATGTTCCTATGCCTGATGTACTACCTATTGATAAGAATGGATACTGAACAGAGTGTGAGTCAGTAG